GTAGCGAAAAAGCGTAGCAAAAAAGCGTAGCGAAAAAGCGTAGCAAAAAAGCGTAGCGAAAAAGCGTAGCAAAAAAGCGTAGCAAAAAAGCGTAGCGAAAAAGCGTAGCAAAAAAGCGTAGCGAAAAAGCGTAGCGAAAAAGCGTAGCAAAAAAGCGTAGCGAAAAAGGCTTGCTAACTGTAAAATGTATAAAAATAAATCATTTTCGTAATATTTAAATATAAAAACACTATTTGAATATTAGATAACTAACAAAATAAAATGATAAGTATTCACCAACCTATAAAAACCAAATTAGAATATTTTCATAACAATAAAAAAATACCAAATATTATTTTTAATGGTCCTTCCGGTAGCGGTAAAAGCTCCATTGTGAATGATTTTATATCACTTATTTACGACGGCAATAAAGAGAAAATCAGGGATTTTGTTATGTATGTAAATTGCGCTCACGGAAAAGGTATTAAATTTATACGTGAAGAACTGAAATTCTTTGCCAAAACACATATTAATTCCAATGGTGGTGATGTTTTCAAAAGTATTGTCTTATTAAATGGAGATAAACTAACAATGGATGCACAATCCGCCTTGCGCCGATGTATTGAATTGTTCAGCCATAATACACGTTTTTTCATCATTGTGGAAGACAAATATAAAATGCTGAAGCCGATTTTATCGCGTTTTTGTGAGATTTATATACCAGAACCCGAGTATAACGGCAAGGTAATTAATCTTTATAAATACAATTTGGAGCAGACTTTTAAAATGGCTGACATAAAGGCTAAGCGTATTGAGTGGTTAAAAACCGAGTTAGATAAGACTTTTAAAAAGGATGTTGACTCCACTATTAACGAAGCTGTGCTCCTTAATTTTGTAACAAAACTGTATGAGAAAGCGTATAATGCGCTTGATATAATACAAATGTTGGAAGATGGACAGATACAATTGGCAGTTTCTAGTAAGCAATATGAGCTTCTGATTGCCTTCAATAAAGTTAGAAAAGAATTTCGCAATGAAAAACTATTGATGCTATTTGTACTGAATTTTATTTACTTGGACAACAAAATGTCGTTGGAGAATATATCATTTATGTAAAATAATTATTTTTGTTATTTAAAAAATAATTAATTAAAAATAATTATTAAGACCTAACTGCGTATTTATCTATTGTCACTGCCTTGGTAACATTTTTGACTATTTTGTCAATATTTTCTTGCTGTTCTTCTACGGTTGAGCCAGACATAGAATTCATAACAATTTTTAAATATTTGTCGTTGTTTTTTGACCTTGGGTCCGTGCAATTTGGATTCTCTTTTATCCATTCATTGATTTGCCGAATATTTTTATTTGCTATTTTCTTTATTGCGTCCTTCAAAATAGCTCTATCTTCTGCTTCCTTTATCCATTTATTATTATGTTTAATATATAATGTTTCGCGCTTCAAATCACTACAGTGTATAGGTCTTAAAAATGTATCCAAATTATTCAGATTTTTGACACAGATTTTTGACATACCATCAGCATAATCTACATACGCAAAGTTTTCCAAGTCAGATAATTGCATCTTAATTGTATCTACAAATTCACTCATATTTAATGCGTCTTTACATTTTTCGTTCAAAAATACTTGCAAATTAAATGTGTTTGTATTGGTGTTATTACAATTTGTATTGTTAATCGTGTTTGTGTTGAATGACTTGGCCATTTCCATCATTTGTTTATGCTGCTCCATCATAAACATTTGAAATTCTTGGTTTTGTTTTAGAACATCTAGCAGCATTTGCGGGTCAAGGTTGTATGCAGCCTTTTTACTTTTAGTTTCCTTGGTTTCGTCATCATCCTCTTCTGATTCGTAAAAGGGTTCATCTTCTTTGTCATTGGATGTATCATTGTTTTTACCAATACATTTTTTTTTGTGTCTCCATAATCCTGCTCTATCATTATATTTTGTATCACATATTGGACAACAATATTTGCTTAATATTGCTGAATTATCGTTGTTATTTGCTGAAAAAACGTTGTCAATTGTTGTTTTTTGATGTTTAGCACTTAATAAATGTGTATTCATGTTATTTTTTCTACAGGTTCCATAGTCACACTTTTCACAATAGTATTTATTGCTTAATTTCTGCTTAATTTCGTTGTCAAGCGTTGTCATAAATAAGCAAAAGAAAATAATTTCACAGTTTTTGCTGAAAATACGTAAATTCTATCGTCACGTTTTTTTCAGACCAAAAAAATAATTGTGAGCTTCTCAGTAACAATGCAAAAAAACACTGTTTTTTGAAACTTTATTTGGGTTCTCAAAATTGGACATTTATAAATGTCCGAATTTCATTTCCCTTTTTACTTTTTGGTAATTTTTTTCACTTTTCAAAAAGTAAAAGTATATTATTTTAATATTTTACTGGAATCTCAAGTAAAATATTGAATTGTATATATTTATAAATTACGTGATAATGCTCTCATTGGGTGCATTTTCCTTTGTTTGTTGGTTATTTATATTTATCAGTTTATTATATTCTTCACGGGTTATTATTACAAAATCATCATTATTTATTAGCTTAGGTATTTTAGGTACATTTTCAATCATTGTATCAGGTTTTATTTTTTTATATAAATAATATACCCCACTTGCTGATTGATATATAATCCAACTGCTGCATTTAATAATTATATTTAAGGAAATACTGGTCATCAAATCAGCTAAATAATAAAACACCATTTGTTAGTTATATATTTAAATAACAAAGAATAACTAACAAATAATCCAATAAAAAATAAGTTTAAAAGGCCAAAAAATAAAGTTCGTTTTTATTATAAAATGGATGATTTTAATGTTAGTTCATTACACGAATCAAAGAATGAATGGGGTGCTCGTTTGCTAACTATTTTGACACCATTAATTATTGAAGGTTTTAAGTCAATTTTTGACGAATCAGTTACACTTTGCAGAACAAATAACGAAATGGATAAATATTTAATGACCTTTCAGAACCTTATTACACGTATTCCAAAGTGGAATGCTACTATTATTGAAACTGAGCGAAAACGAATTATTGAAAAGAGTTGTTGCAACTATTTAGAAGAATTAGTAACGTGTGTTCATATAATTCAACTTAAATTATTAACTGCTATGCGTGTAGGACAAAAACAGAAGAAGATAGATATTAATATACCTAAATTAGATGATTTTATTCATAAGTCTTATGTTAATGTAGCTAGAAAGGTCTACAAAAATGTGTATTTATTTGAAATCAGTACAGTGCCATTACAAGTCCAAAAACATAACCGAGAGTTGGAGATAATTGTCCAAGAGTGTATTCTAAATGCGGTGAGAGAAAGTATACCTATTGAGAGTATTTTGAGAGCATATATGGACGAAACAGTTGAAGAAGATGTTATTGAGGAAATTAAGGAGCAAGTTGTTGAGAAAAGTGCGCCTGAGAATGCTAGAGGAGAGTCTGAGTTTATTTCAGAAGTGAAGGCAAAAGATAAAGAGGCGCAAATAATTAAGCAAGCAGAGGAGGCACAGGCTTTGAAAAATACAGGGTCTTCATCTTTGAAATTCAACGACGTTGATGCTGTTCTAAATGATAATAATAAGGAAGAGTTTGTAAATGCTCCCAAAAGTCTTGACCGATTAGAAGAAATTAGCAAAATGAGAAATGAACAAAGAAAGAAGGATGAAGAAGATGATGAAGTTTTGAAAATTTCCGACCAAGATGTTGAGTTGGGCAGTTTAGATGTTCATATAATTGGTCAACCAGAAGTTAAGTTAGATGATTCATTCTTGTTAAATGATATTGAAATACTTACATAATTTATAAAAATAAATGCGTTAATTTAAGAATAAGAAACTAAAAATATATTGTAAATGGATAATATATTTTTAATAGCTGCTATTGTATCCGCCATATTTTTTATCGCAAAATTCTTGGAAATGCGGTATGTTGAAAAAGAAAGCAAGCCGCTCAAGTTCCTGATTCGCGACACGTTAGTTGTATATATTAGTGTTATAGCCGGTAATTTTATTTATGAACAAGTTACCCCGGCAATAGCGGAAACTGTAAAGACACAAGGTATCCCTGTTGCCTTCACAGATGAAGCACCGTTTTAGACTATTACCAAATTATAACTCCATTTAAATTTAGTCATATAAAATTAGTCATTTATAATTATTTAATTATAAATTACTATCACAAGAAATCTAATTCTAAATAGTATTTAATATTTTACTCTTTATGGTTTCTATTTCCATTAAAATTGGGTCATTGGGGTCAGGCTTATATTTATAAATGTCGTAGCCAAAAACCTTATTTATAAATTTATTTGTTAAAAATGAGCTCCAATACAAATTAATTACTGATAATATAGCTGTAGAACCAAGCAACATTTTGTTAGTCATATAAAAATCAAATGCATTATTTACTGTATCATAACATTCTGGATTAAAAACAACATGTTTATTGAATAGGTATAATCTTGTATACAAAAATGTTACAAAAAACAAAACTTCATTGATTGGTTGGAATTGTTTTATAAATTTAAATATACTAGTATTTGTATCTAAATTGTTCTTCAAAAAAATTCGTATTAGAGACCTAAAACTAAAAAATATTGAGCTAACTTCTACTAAAAAACAATAATAAATATATATCATTATTTTACTTGCTTCATTAGGCCAAATTGTCATGATAGTACATAATACAATTTGCGCTATATGATGTATCCAAAAATCAATAGTTGCCCCATTATATAAGTCAAATAATGAATATAATATACATATAATTCCGGCAATTTTCATTAAAAAAGTGTTTTTTGTTTTTATATAATAATAAATGGCAACACATACAAACAGTGCTATACCAAGAGAAACAGAATCTTGTATATATGGTTTGATATTGTTAAATATATCTTTGTCCATTTCCATTTATACCTAATAATATTTTTAATATTAAATTTATACTTATTTTACCTACCGGTCCATACTTTTACCAAAGTCCCACAAATATTGTTATTTCTAAAATCCTTTAAATAATTATCATAATTGTATAAAAATGATTGATGATGTTTTCTAATATCACCATAAAACGATTTTATTTTGGACAAGTTTTTAAATTCATTGTTAAATAATAATCCTATAATGCGTTCAAATCCACACCTGTCTGTTCTACAAGTAATTGCATTTACTAAATTAGTAATATTATATTTTCTTTCTAAATTTGATAGAAATGAATGATTAATAAAACATTGACCGCCAAAACACAAATTAAATTTTTGTTCATTCATACCTAAAATATTAATTTCACTTCCAGATAAACGTTGGCGAATAAATGCGCCGTTTTTTAGATAAGCAGAAATACGTAATAAATTATTTAGGTTTTCCTTGTCATAAGGATGATGCCAGAAGGGTAATACTGGTATTTTAATTTTCTCAAATGGGATGCGTTTGTGTAAAAAGGCACTGTCGTGGATAATTACAGCATTATCAAACCATTTGTTTCGCACATAATACACATAAGGCAGCAATTCGCCTCTGCCAGGATATTCTGACTGTATTATTTCAACATTTTTATAATCAAATTCGGATTTAACATATTCATAATTGCTGTTATCATCAATTATTACTATTTTTTTAAAAGGGTAATATGTTCTAATTAGTTTAACATTGTGGTTCCAATATTTGTTAGTTTGTTCCGAATTAACGTGTCTAGTAATGATAAATCCAAATGTCATTTTATTATATCTACATATTACTAATATAATAAAATTATAAGATTATTAATTTGAGTATATTGGCATATCATCAATATTATTTACAAATTCTTTTTTGTCTATATTGTTTTTAGAAATGCTAAATTTACTAAATTCCGGTCTGTCTAATTGGGCTGATGGAGAATGATTGTGGACACAACGGGCAATCATTTTGTATAATTTAAAGTCTGGATAACGTTCTGAGCCATTATTTTTATACAAAACATTTATACCATTATCATCTATGCACCAATCATTTATTAGCTTAGCAATTGGTTCTAACGTCTCTGTATTTTTAATATTAGCAACATCATCAATAATGTAATCAAATATGGAACATGCTAAACGACACAAATCAAAACTATAATTTGGCTCTAATCGCGGCTTTTTATCATTTAAATAAGGTTCTGTGTTGTATTGTGTAGCGGCATCACCTCCTGTTTGAAAACTATCACTGCAAAAGACCTTTCCATTTAATTTGTAAATGGCGCGACCAAAGTCAATTATTTTGAAAATCTTGCCAAATGTAGGTACCTTGTAATAGTTCTTTTTGTAACAGTAATAAATGAATTTCTTGTTAGTGCTATTATACATAACATTGTTAGTATGAAGGTCGTTGTGTGTAAAGGAAAATGTTTTTTGATATGTAATTAAAATCATAATAATTTGCATCAGGGCCGAAAACCATTCGTCATTTGATAGCTCGGTTGTTAAAATTAGATTGTCAAATGTGTTTTCACAATGCTCCATACAAATTAACTGGACCGGGAATTTGGGCAATGTTAGCCATAATGACTCTTCATCTAAATCTGAATAATCATCATCATCTTCGTCATCTAGTTCATTAGAATCATCTTCACCAGCATCTTCTATTTCACTAGCATCATTCGTCTTTGTATCAGATTCTGAACCATTTAAACTATTTTGTAAATTTGCCTCAGATTCTGATATGTTTTCAGAATCACCATTTTCATCTGTATAGGACGTTCTAGATGAACAGGAAGACCCCGATTTAAGTGTTTCTGATTTTTTTGATTCTACAATAAGTTCATTTGAATTCATAATATCAACTAATTCAACATTCATATTTTTTATGTCCGATAAAGTAACTAGATTACAGTCTATTGACTCACTATTATTACTATTAGTAGTGTTGGCAAAAATATTCTCAAACATAGAATCATCTATTGATTTTGCCGATAACCCAGATTTATGAGATGTATTCATAATATTTAGAGGCTTCAATGGTTTTTCATCATCATCTGTTAAAAGATGCGAATAATCTTCAACATTAAACAATACATTTTGCTTTTTAATAAAAAATTCGGAATGGATTAAATATTCAATATCATCAATAATATTAATTTTGTAATTGTTTTTAATTCCCAAAAAAGAGCCATAATAATCTAACCCGTGTATAAATTTATGGTTGTTTAGTAACTGACTTGTTAGATATGAAAAAAAACCATCTACGTAGGCGGCATTATTAACATCGGCTAATTTTGGATTGATTAATACACTTTTGTCAATGGATGGCAGATTAAATAATGATTCATCATTAACATTGTACTTGCCTACAATGTATTTGAACGGGTCCAACAATGGTGCCATTTTAATAAATGCGGTTTGGCTGGTAACAATGGCACCGCTATCATCACTCATATTTTTTAATTTGCAGGTAAAAATGTTATCACTTTGCTCATCCTTTTTATCACCCTTTTTATTATCCTTTTTATCATCCTTTATATCGGATACATACCACAAGTGATTCAAGTTTATAGAATTGTAATTGGTGTTATTCAAGGAAAAAAATCGGTCGTAAATGGGTATGTAGTTTTGTATATGAGAAACGCTGCTGCGAGGGTTACTTTGTAGCTTTGTGAAAAGGTTAACATTCTTCCTTTTTTGGTAATTAATGCTAAAGGCTGTATTAATTGATGTTGTTGCCATTAGCTAATAAAAATATTAATATAACAAATATTTAACTCATTTTTTCCTAAACAACTAACATTTTTTGTTTTAGCCGTTATAAAATATTTGTTAGTATGTTTGATAGTTTGCGTTTAATAAAATAAATCTTTTATAAGTGTATACATATAATGAATTTAGAACTAAAACGGTTTGATATGAAAAGCATTAGTTTCAAGCCTGATGAATCAAAAGGCCCTGTTGTTGTTTTAATTGGCCGTCGTGATACTGGTAAATCATTTTTGGTCAGGGACTTGTTATATTATCAACAAAGTATTCCAATTGGCACGGTGATTTCGGGGACAGAAGAAGGTAACGGTTTTTACGGCAAATTGGTCCCAAAATTGTTCATCCATAATGAATACAATACGGCCATTATTGAGAATATTTTGAAGCGACAGCGTCAGGTTTTAAAACAGATTAAGAAGGAAATGGAGCAATTCAAGCGCACAACGATTGACCCGCGAACTTTTGTGATTCTAGATGATTGTTTGTATGACAATACATGGTCACGCGATAAATTAATGCGTCTCCTGTTCATGAACGGGAGACATTGGAAGGTCATGTTAATCATCACAATGCAATATCCGTTGGGTATTCCGCCAACACTAAGAACCAATATTGATTATGTTTTTATTTTAAGAGAGCCCTACATTGCCAATAGGAAGCGAATTTACGAGAATTATGCTGGTATGTTCCCTACATTAGAGTCATTTTGCCAAGTGATGGACCAATGTACCGAGAATTATGAATGCCTAGTGATAAATAACAACGCCAAGTCAAATAAATTACAGGACCAAGTGTTTTGGTATAAGGCAGATGCACACAATGACTTCAGATTAGGGTCCAAAGAGTTCTGGGAGCTATCCAAATCAATCAATGATGAAGACGAAGAGGAGCAATATGACCCGAATAACGTGAAGAAACGTGGTCAGGGACCCAAAATCGCGGTAAAAAAGACAAAGTGGTAAATCTTGTTTTATAACTCTTGCTTTCTCTTATTAAAAGTACTTTATTTTTATAAATTAATGTATATAATTTATAAAATTTCATAACTACCACGTTTAATCAACACGGTCCATCTCTCCAGCTTCATTCTTAGAAAGAGCAAAAGGTCCACTTACTAGCTCTGACCTACCATAATCAGACTGTCCCATCACAATATTTTCACCATCAAAGAGCTCACTGCGAATATCTGCCACCGAAATACTCTCAGAGCCGGATAACTTAGCCTCTTGACTGTTAGAAACGCCAACCAAATTACCGTCCTTATCAATATCCTGAGTCAATGAGCTACCATGCTTCTCGGCATTCTTCTTATTGTCATCAATTGCCTTCTGCTTGGTCTCCTTAACACGTTGCTCAAATGCGGACTTTGCGACAGATTCATTCTTCTGCTTCTCCTGTGCAAGCTGGTTAAGCTCCTCCTCCATATACTCAACACGACCAGTCTTGTATGCCTCAGGGTCCCAACACAACCACTGGCCAACCGGGCCAACAAAAACGTCAAAACTAGGGTCAGTCTCTCGCAACAATTTAGCACGCATTTCAGCCTCCTCTTGCGTCTGAAAATTGCCTCTAGACTTGAATCCTCTGACAGACGTCTGGAAGTTGTGCTTAATACTAAACTGTTTCTCAAGGTCATCTTCATTTTTATCCAAGAAGGTCTTGTAATCGTCTTCAATAGAAGAACTGATGATGTTCTCACGCTCCTCAGTAACAAAGCCCTCGTAATCCTTCATAACATCCTCAAAATTCAGCTTGTATTTGTAAGAAACAAAATTAATAAATTGGTGAAATTTCTCCATAGACTTTGAAAATTCCCACTTCTTTAGGAATGATTCAAAAAAGAACATTTCCTTCTGCTTCAAAATTTTCTCAGGAGTAATAAAAGAGAAACAACCAAATTGTTGACCAGCAATAGGCTTATCAAGCTCTAATAAGTCAACATATTTAGGATTCGGCGACCCATCGGTTCTCTGTTTTCTTTCAAAGGCAAACTTCTTGGAGACATTAGATTTGGATTTTCCACTCATTATATATATTTAGTTAGTTGTTCGTTTTAAGTTTTAATTTTGTAAAATATTATATTTATAACAAATTATATTTTTTTCTTTTTAAATTATATAAACAAAATGGCTATGTTTGATTTTGCTGAACTTGTTAAGCGTATTGTTAAATATTTAATTGAGGGTTTGATGGTTGCTATTGCGGCTTTTGCTATTCCCAAGAAGTCCTTGAATATGGAGGAAATTATATTGCTTGCGTTGACCGCGGCTGCAACTTTTGCTATATTGGACACATATATTCCTAGTATGGGTGTTTCGGCGCGCACAGGTGCTGGATTTGGAATCGGTGCCAACTTGGTTGGCTTCCCCGGTGGTCTTTAAATCCACCTTTTTCACGAAGTTATGAAATGTTTTGCGCATATGAAATAGTAGCTAAGAGCCAAATAATTATTAATAAAAATAATATATATTCTCAATAAATATATATTATGGATAGATTATCATTAGCAGATTTGCAGGTTTCTCCAAGGTCTAAATCTAGGTCTAAATCTAGGTCTAGGTCTAAATCCAGCAGTTCTAGTTCTGGTTCTAAAAAAGCTATAAATCCCCTTGCGAAAACTGTGAGACATGGAGACCTTCCGAATCCCCTTGCGAAAACTGTGAGACATGGAGACCTTCCGAATCCCCTTGCGAAAACTGTGAGACATGGAGACCTTCCGAATCCTCTTGCGAAAACTGTGAGACATGGAGACCTTCCGAATCCTCTTGCGAAAACTGTGAGACATGGAGACCTTCCGAATCCTCTTGCGAAAACTGTGAGACATGGAGACCTTGAAAAGAATAAAAATAAGAAGGGGGGCCGAAAAAGAAGAATAAGAAGACGTCGTTAAACAGTTGCAATATATTCCCAATCCAATTCAACACACATCTTCTTCCAAGTCTCATCCTGTTCAATAAGCTTCTCTCTATCTTTTAACATAGGAATATCAGCCAAATATTGGTCTTCGCCAAGTAATTCGCAAAATTTATACAATACATAATAGTAATTCAAAAAATTTACACGATAATCTGGACAAGTCTTTGAATATGGAGACTGAATTTCCATAAACAAACTGCATAATATTTCTTCTAATTCAGGACTAAATACAGGTGGTTTTAATCCCAATTTATTTTTAATAAATGCGATATGTTCATAATATTTATTAAACCCCAACTTCTTCAAAATTTCCTTAGTTTTATAATGTGTTAGTTGTTCTAATTTTATGCGCTCCTTTTTAATTTGTTGATTAATTTGTTCAATAACATCTTCAGGTATTTGCGTTGTTTCCTTACCTTGAAATTGCGCAAGAATTTCCTTAAAATGATTAATCTTTTTATAAGCATAGAAACAAACTTCCTTAGGTGGCTCTTTATAAGATGGTTTTTCGTTTTCAATTAAATAAGGTATACTAACAGCACAAAGGTTGCAAATTAAGACACCTTCGTCGTCTAATGGAATCAATTCGCCTTTATAACAGCTTTGACAAACATCAGTCTGTTTTACAAATGAATTCATATCAATAAAAGATTCATCTATATTGCACAAATATTTCTGAACAACATTTTTATTAATATTATCATTTGCCGATGATTCTTTTTCTGGCTGCTGAATCTTAAAGAAGTTGAAAAGTATTTGATTTTTACTGCTAACCGATGACTCATTTGTTTCTGATTTGTTGTCAATATTTTTCTTATTTTCAAAATATTCAAAAATATATTTAGAATTTTCTAAGAAATAATCATTTTTCCTTTCTTTAATTGCCCTAATATTTTCCTTGATTTCCTTGATACGGTCTTTGATTTCCATAATTTGTTCAATCTGTAATTTTGACTCAGATAATTTAACTATCAATTGCTGTTTTTCCTCTTTTAATCTAGGAATAATATCAAACTCATCTTTTGAAAAATCAGCCATAATCTCCTTGTGTTTGCCATCTAATGTGGTAGAATATCGTTTACAGACCTTTATTTTTTTATTAGCTTTTGGTTTGAATGATGGCATATTTTAATACTTATATTATAATTATTAAAATTTATTTAATTAGATATTTGGTGAAAGTATTTATTTTTTAAAAAGAAAATGTAATTTGAAAGAAATGAATATTAAGAAAACTCATTTTATATAAGTTTAAAGATTAATTATTGTTTCAATAGTTATCATAATAGAGATGGACATGGGTATTGATATTAAGATAACTAAAAATAATAACGAGCAATTAGACTTGGAAGTAGATAAAATAAAATTTCAAAAAATGGTATTTTTATACAATGCTTTAGAAAATGGTTGGTCTATTAAGAAAAGAAAAGATTCTTATATTTTTACAAAAAATCACGAAGGGAAAAAAGAAGTATTTGATGAGCTATATTTGTCCATATTCATGAAGGAGAATGTAAACATTAATAATATATTAAAATAATAGTGTAGGTATTTAATTAGATTTGAATTGTTGTTAAAATTTAATTAAATTAGAATTCAAAAAATTATTTTCTTTAGGAATAATATAAAATGGGAGGCGGACTTATGCAACTCGTAGCTTATGGTGCTCAAGATGTTTACCTTACAGGTAATCCTCAAATTACTTTCTGGAAGGTCACTTACAGAAGATATACTAACTTTGCCATCGAATCGATTGAGCAAACTTTCAACGGCCAAGCCGATTTCGGACGCAGAGTTCAATGCGTTATCTCCAGAAATGGTGACCTTGCTTACAGAACATACTTGCAAGTCACTCTTCCTGAGATTAACCAGCTCATGGGCATTGCTTCATTCGCTGTTGGCTCCGGCTCGGGTGTCTATGCCCGTTGGTTGGACTTCCCCGGTGAGCAACTCATTGCCCAAGTTGAGGTTGAGATTGGTGGCCAAAGAATTGACCGTCAATATGGTGACTGGATGCACATCTGGAACCAGCTCACAATGACCTCTGAGCAGCAAAGAGGTTATTTCAAGATGATTGGTAACACCACCCAACTCACCTTCATCACTGACCCCTCTTTCTCTGAGGTTGATGGTCCTTGCGATT